TCCGAGTTGGTGAATCTGCTAAAGAGAATGATGAACTGTCAATGACGAGTGACCCCAAACACTGGTGGATGCATGTATCCGGATGTCCAGGTGCACATGTAGTAGTGTGTCATCAAGGAGACCAACTCCCGAAGGAGACTAAAAGAGATGCGATGGTCCTAGCGGTACATCACAGTCAAGCACCCGCCACCAAGATGTCATGTGTCGATGTCACAAAGGTTGAACACGTATTGTGGATGCGCCAAGCTGGTAAAGTGAAACTCACCGGGGAAGTCATGGAACTCACAATTTTTATGAAGAGAGAAAAGGAACGACTAGAGAGACTATTGTCATCTAAAGTAAGCTTGTGTACAATCCAGCGATGTAGTATACATCCTTGAACCCGAGACCTTCTAATTTCTCTGCTGCAAATCTGGCCCTTTGCCCAGTGTTGCAATAGACGAGTAATCCCCTTCTAGGGAGTTCCGTAGTTGTCTTTTCACTGATCTTATCCACTGGGATGTGTAAGGCTCTAGGGTAGTGACCGGCTCGCCACTCTAGAGCAGTTCGAACATCGATAACCCTCTTTATCTTACCATCCTTAATGAGTCTCTTGGCTTCCCTGGAGGACACGAGGTTCTGACCTAAATAAGTGTACGCTGTGAGAGCGGCGAGACCACCAACCAAAACGATTGGTATCATTTAGTATCTGTATGGATTTTAACTTTGACATGTTCCATCTCAAAACAACACTGTGCATGACCATCATAGGTCCTCTGACAAGCTTTACAATAATAAAGATCCATTGTTATATATAATAAGAATAAATAAACAACTTAGGCTAACATAACATTTTTCGTGCGTGAATCTTCCGAGCTTCCTCCCAACGACCGGACATCTCAATTAACCTCTTCGTCTGTGTTTTCATTTTAAACAGTGACTGACCATTTCGTAAATTCTTAAAGGCGTTCTCTACTGTCTTATTCGTGATACTCACACGACTCACCTTGTAACACTTTAGCTCATTCTCAAACTCAGCTGCACGCTTCTCTGCATTCGAAAGTCGGTTCTGTAGACTGATGATGGTCACTTTGTGCTTTTTGATTTTTGGATCGTTCTCGAGTGCCCTGATGATACGTTTCTGTTTCTTAATTTTCGCATTTTTCTTCTTGACGACCCGGTCAATTTCAGGTCCAAGATCGATAACGAACTTGGACGCTTTACGGGGTCGTGAGGAAGATTTAACCATTTTACATAAATTTTACTTTTTTGTTTCCAACTTAGTTGCCAAAAGCCACACCCCCCATACCCTTCTGGATGCGGAGAATGTTGTAGTTTACAGCGTACACACGGTGAAGACCGTTACCACCAGTGGGTGATGTTACAGTGAGCTTGGCGTTATCAATTCGGGAAAAGTTTAGTGTACCAGTGGGCTGTGTCTTGCTTAGGTTCACACAGAAAGGCCATGTGAATGTGGGGAGATCCTCGAGGATATCATCGGGAAGATCGGTACTGTGCATCTCGGGTACAACTGTGTGGTGATACAATGCGGAAGTTTCCTCAAATAGAGCTACACCGTTAATGTAGAGGGAAGACTTACCGAATGTGTATTCACTGTCCCAGTCATTTCCAGTCGCCTTACCGGATACGAGGTGAAGAGACTTGACGGGGTGGTTGAAATAGCTGAGATCAAACTCAGTATCAGTGTTATTAGCCAATTGGTGTTGCGTCTGGGTGATCAGAATTTCGTGATCGTTGTCCACGAAAAAGGAACGCTCATCGGTATCCAGGTAAATGTAGTTACCCCAAACCTGGGGGCTACCCACTGCTGTGTAACCGTCGCGGCACTTGATGCGAATCTCCACGTCATGATATTGAAGGGCCACGAGAGGTAGGCACTTGGTCCAGTCTTCACCGAAGAAGAATGGAATCATGTAGTGATCACCACCGTGGTTCGCCTTCTTGTTATTAGTTGTAACGGCACACGAAGCCTTCGCCGCGGAATCACGGAGAAGGGGGTTGTGTACACCTTGAATGAAAAGGGAGTCGAGTTGAGACACCTTCTGACCACCGATCCATAGACTGAATTCTGTAGGACCCGACGCATCCGCGGAGAACAGACCGTTAGTGTTCGTTTGGACGTTGGCGATGTTAGTATCCTCGATCCAGATGTAACTCATGAGATCACCCTTTGAACGGATAGGGATGGTAATCTCGTTGTTGGCACCGAATGTACCGATGTAATCCATACGTTCAGGCTTCATAGCGAAGTTAGTATGGCGCTTATAGTTTTGACGAAAAAAGCTAACCTCAGGATTACCAGTGATGTACACATCCTGGGCACCTACAGACACAAGCTCTATTAAAGCTGCTGACATTTATTAATAAACGATATTAAAATTTTGGCTCAACATATACATAAGGGATGGTGATTTTTCAGGCATTGACTTGGGAAGCGAGGGATGTCGATGATGAGCATTTAGTGAGTATATTTGGAAAAACTCAAGAAGGTAAATCTGTATGTGTTACCACCGCATTTACCCCGTATTTCTTTGTTAAATTCCCAAAGGGTGCTACACAAAAGACGGCACAGGAGATATTCGATGTCATAAATCGAAAATGTCCTGAATGTCTCGTATCGTATTCAGTCATGAAAGCTAAAGATGTTTGGGGGTTTCAAAATAATCAAGAATTTGCGTATATGAAAATTGATTTTGTAAATTTAGCGATGAGGAGACGCGTTGATTATTTCTTGAAAAATGCTATAGCTATTTCCTCGGGGATGGTAAAACTGAAAGTGTATGAATCAAACCTGGATCCTGTACTTCGCCTTATGCATAGAACTGGTATTCAATCGACTGGTTGGTTACACACGGGTGACCAATGTGTTCGTTCATATCTTGCGAATGTGGATATTGATCTATACTGCAATAAATGGAATACACTCAAACCCGTTGAACGAGATGATATTGCCCCATTTATAGTTGCATCATTTGATATTGAATGTAATAGTTCCACTGGTAAATTTCCAAATGCAAATATTATTGGTGACGCGTGTTTTCAGATTGCCGTTTCACTTTGTAAATTTGGTGAAGATGAACCATTCGAAAAGGTTTGTCTATGTTATAAAAAAACCGAGGGGACTGATGTTATAAGCTTTGATACTGAAAGAGAGATGCTCGAAGCTTTTCAGTCGTATGTACAAAAAAAAGATATTGATATTTTAACTGGGTGGAACATATTCGGCTTCGATTTCCAATATATTCATACGCGTGCTCATTTGGTTGGGTGTAACCCCAACTTTTTCAAACTCGGGAAATTGAAGGATCAGGTATGTGAAATCTCAATCAAAAAATTGAGTTCAAGTGCGTTGGGTGATAATACACTAAAGCTACTCCCAATGTCTGGTCGGTTTATTTTTGATTTATTCCATGAAGTCAAGAAGGGGTACAAACTCGATTCGTATAGTCTAAACAATGTGTCAAAACTATACCTCGGTGATCAAAAGATTGACATGTCTCCAAAGGAGATGTTTGCTAGATATACAGAGGAAAACCCTAAAAAGCTTGGTGAAGTTGCAGAGTATTGTATTAAGGATACATTACTCCCACACCGACTCATGAAAAAACTATGCATTCTATTGAACTTATTAGAGATGGCTAAAGCGACATGGGTACCCCTTTGTTTTCTCGTAGAACGCGGGCAGCAGATCAAAGTTTTCAGTCAATTGACAAAGAAAGCGCGAGAGCTTGGCTTCATGGTACCAACGATTCGATACGGGCAGTTACCTGAAGAACCGTATGAGGGGGCGACGGTGCTCGACGCACAAAAGGGTGCGTACTACACACCAATTACAGCCCTAGATTTTGAAGCACTGTATCCGTCGATCATGATGGCACACAATCTCTGTTACTCTTCATATGTTATGAACGAAAGGGAATATGGGAATATACCTGGGGTGACCTACGAGACATTTAATATAGGTGATAGAACCTATAAATTCGCACAAGACGTCCCGAGTCTTTTACCTGCCATCTTATTGGAGCTCAAACAGTTTCGTAAAAAAGCTAAGAAAGATATGGCGGCTGCGACGGGTGCTATGAAAGAAGTGTATAACGGTAAACAGTTAGCCTATAAAATATCTATGAACTCTGTGTACGGATTTACAGGTGCAGGTAAAGGTATTCTCCCGTGTGTACCGATCGCTTCTACGACGACATGCAGAGGGCGTGAAATGATTGAGGAAACGAAGACTTATGTAGAGGCGAACTTCCCAGGTGCGAAAGTGAGATACGGAGACACAGATTCAGTGATGGTTGAATTTGATGTGGGTGACCGAACTGGTGAGGAGGCTGTAAAGTACAGTTGGGAAATTGGTGAAAAGGCAGCTGAGGAATGTAGTGCCCTCTTCAAGAAGCCCAATAACCTGGAACTTGAGAAGGTGTATTGGCCTTATTTCCTGTACTCTAAGAAAAGGTACGCCGCCAAATTATGGACACAAGGTAAGGATGGCAATATGCATATGGATTACATAGATATTAAGGGTCTCCAAGTTGTTCGTAGAGATAATACACCTCATGTGAGGGAGGTTTGTAAGGAGCTATTAGATGTAATTCTCACATCGAGTGATCCTGGACCACCTCTCGAACTTGCGAGAGAACGCGCTATAGAACTCCTGTCTGGTGATATACCAAATGATAAACTAATTCTAAGCCAAGGTCTCTCAGATTCTTATAAGGTGAATGGACAGAATGTTTCTATAACGAGTTCCGATAGTATTTACATCAATCAAGCCCATGTACAGGTTGTCAATAAGATGAGAGATAGGAAACCTGGTTCAGAACCACAAACAGGTGATAGGGTACCTTATTTACTCACCAAAACAGGTGATCCAAAGGCACGAGCCTTCGAAAAATCCGAAGATCCGAAATACGTCGAAGAAAATGATATACCCGTAGATTATCACTATTACTTTGTCAATAAATTTTTGAATCCTGTTTGTGATTTACTTGATCCATTGTTTGAAAGTGCAAAAGAAGAAATCTTTGGTGAAATTATTAATCAACATGCACCACCTAAGAAGAAGAAGGAAATTACATTTAGTGGTATGAAAAAAGATGAACTCGTAGAGGAGTGTAAAAAAAGAAACCTAGATACATCTGGGAAAATAACCGATTTGAAATCAAGATTGAAAAATAACACAGAAAAACAGAATTCTGTTGAAGACCTATTTAAAAAATATGAACAAGATAGAAGTAAGCAATGAGTTCGTACGATAAACTTATCGGTGTTTTTGACGAAGAATTAAAAGCGCGTGTCAATGAAATCATAAGTGATTATGCTGAAATCATTTCAAAGAAGCACGGTATACCACTCGACTTGTTACTACGAGACGTACCCGAAAATTATACGGGATCGATATGTAAAGGGACAAAGTCAAATGGTCACCGTTGTACACACAAGGGTCTTCATGACGGGTATTGTGGGAAACATATCTCACAAGGTGTTAAGATTAAACATCGGAATATTACCAGTATAAATACACACACACATGGAAGTGATAAACTTTTCGTTCCGGAATGTCCAGCATGTATTCACCCAAATGTATTTAGAGATATAAATACAATGTTTAATAATGAGTAAAACAGATATTCTACTAACATCAATTAACAACTTTTACAACGAAGAAAAGAATAGAACTAAACTTTTAAACATTTTAGATAAAACAGCCGGTATTTCTTTGAGAAATCTGGAATGGTTCATTACGAATTATGCAAAGAAAAATAACACAACATATACAACAATGGATGGGAAGCTCTTTACAGTGCATTGTGCATATAAATCGAGTCTAGATGGGTACTCAAAGAAACTATTTGATCCATTTTGTAGGTCAGCAAAGTTTCCTTATATTGTACCAGGAACATGTCATGAAATTCATACAACATTAGCGCAGTTGAATTTCATCAAATGGTGTATCAAGAATAACATCATTGACTATATTAGCAGTCATAAGACTTCACTTTTTAATAAGAAATTGACATAGATCCATTTTCAAATTTGAAGGTTAAATAGCCCGTATAATACATCTGAAGTGTGTATGTATCTGTTGTAATATCAACTTTAGTTGTATCTAATTTCACATCGAAAACTGTTTTATCAGACTCTATACTACTAAAATCCAAGTTTCCCGAGGGTTCCACATTTACTGGATTCATCGCGAAACTATACGTGTATATATTCCTGATTGGTCGCGCCAATCTATTCCTGTAGGGTACCAAGTATTTAAAATAGTTATGGGTTGTATTTGAAATGTTAGGAAGTTTATTTCCGTATATGAAAAACTGTGCACTCTCTAAGACAGGGTTGAAGAATGTGGTAGTTTCGTTAAAGTTATTACTCGATGAGAAGTTAAATCGGTTGTGCATGTAGTAATTTTCTTCTGCTGACGCATCACCCACGCTTATTAGGGAATTCTCAAATTTCGTGTTCCTCAAGAACCAATGGAAACATTTTACCGGGATATCTGCTACGAGGTTATTTTTAATATTATCTACGTTAAGCTCGCTCACTACCGTTGGATGTTTCCTCACGATATCGTTTATCATAGTCATTGGTTGAGTAACAAAATATTGTCGTTCTTGTCCACTTATCGTAATTTCTTCAGTTACTAAATTAAATGATTGCAACTCAAGGGTATCTGTTGTATTCGTGTAGAATTCTTGGTTATGAAACTCGAGTTCAAATGTAATATTTTGTTTGTGAATGGCACAAATGGGAAAATATGGACGATTGGGTTTATTTGTTGGGTGTTCATCACTCGCATATTTTCGAGAGAAGAAGAAGTGTAGAGGTATAACTAAATCTGCACTTTGGCGTGCAAAAACACTATTACCTACAGATTTATCAAAGCCGAGGTTTCTATTAACAAGTGCTCTATTGGCTACCTTCTCAGACATTTCTAAATAAAGATCATCGTAGATGATACCCCATTCATCATATAACTTTTCAACTTCTATATCGTTTACAAACATGGTGACGCTTTTAAGAATATGTCTTCCCAATTGATCGGCATAGTTACCATCTGTAATACCGGGTATAGTGATACTCAACCACATATTACTTAGAAGATCTCCCATGTTTGTTGGATTGAATTCAATCTTGAGCGTTTGACCGAACGGCCATTTAGGTACTTGCCCAGGATTGACCACATTTCGACTTCTATGATACTTTCTAAACTCTGAATGCCTCAACATATCTTTGTATTTAAAGAGTGAATCATCTGGGTCTTTGGAAAGAAGATACGTATCCTGCTTTCCAATAGCCTTGAGAGAAATCTTTGCAGCTTCACCCATACTTATCTATTGTCTATATATTTTTAATGTCATTCTTCCACATACTGGATGGTGTTGTAGATGTAAGTATCTTGAGTTCAATTTTCGCCTGTTCGGATTCTTTGAGAAGTTCACGAACACTCTCATCTGTGTACTGAACAGTCCTAATGTTCAATAGATAGTCGTGATTCCCATTGACGAGTGGAAATGTATGTGAAAGTTGTTCTTCGAGTTCCTTCTTTTTGCGTCTAAACACGATAATGTCACCATTAATCACCATTGAGACAAATCGAGACTTGTAGTCACACATTTTAGCCTTCACCTCAATAACCTTAATCAGGTGCTCTTTGCGTTTGATGTAGTACTGATTTCTCAATTTAATAAAGTCCATCAGAATCATTTCAGGTGTATCATATTTATGGATTCCTTTCACTGGGTGGAAGAGATGCATGTTCGTCGTGCGAACCGCCTTTTGGAGTTTAAGGTCTTTGATGATATCTTTACCTGTATACTCCTGAATAACAAAATCAACATTTTCAGTCGTACTGTTATTGGTAAACCCACTGATAACCTTCTTTTCGACTAGGGTGTCTAGGTGCTCTTTGTAGTCTTGAGTCCAACGACCTGGGGGTAACTCGGTCACCTTGATTGTTTTACCAATTATATTCCAAACACCTTCCGTGATCCAAGTACTATCTTGATCAAACACACGACCCTTGAAACCCCTGAACCATGGTTTCATTTTCTGAACTTCCTTCCCATTTAGTACATTCATAATATTGTCACGAATGTCTTTAGGGTTAAATGGGGGTACATAACAACTAAAACCTGTGCCAATACCTTCAGTACCATTCACCAGAACCATAGGTAAAGTGGGCATGTAAAAATCTGGTTCAATCGAGCGGCCATCATCATCTAGGTAATTGAGAATGGCATCATCTCTAGGGTCAAATATGTGTCGAGCTGCACTAGTCAATCGTGTGAAAATGTATCTCGTTTGAGAAGCATCTTTACCACCCATGAGTCGTGTACCGAATTGACCACATGGTTCGAGAAGGTTTATATTGTTAGAACCTGTGTAATCATTCGCCAACTTCACAATCGTATCTGCGAGGGATACTTCACCATGGTGATAAGAACTCTTTTCAGCCACATAGGCAGCCAGTTGTGCCACCTTCATCTCAGCAGTGAGATTCTTTTGAAAACAGGAGTACATCACTTTCCTCTGTGAGGGTTTGAGTCCATCTGCTACATGAGCAATAGAACGCTTCAGGTCTGCGAGACTGAAATTCACAAGATCTTTGTGAACAAAGTCGGTGATACTCAACTGCTTAACATACCCATAAGGTACTTCAAGTTCTTTTGGATCTTTCGCTGTACTCTCGAGAAGCCATATCTTTCTCGCATCAGCCTTCTTCTTATCGAAAGCCAGTATAATAGACTCGTTGGTCATCGTATCCACATCAAACTTTACAGTGAGATCTTGAATTTTCTTGAAATACTCTCGAGCCTCGGCGGAGGTTGAGGTACCCAAACCCTTATAATACTTGATGCGCCAACCAGCTTTACCATTCCCATACCACGTTCGGAATGCTGAGTCCGTGTAAAATGATTTCGTATCAGAACCTTTGGTCGCCTTGATGATGGGTGTCACCATACTCACGACAAAGTTGAATTTGAGGAGTGACGGCCAAAAATAGTGAATCATATTGAGAATGAGACCCTTGATATGGGAACCATCATTATCAGCATCCGTCATGATCATCAAGCGCCCGTAGCGGAGTTCTGAAACGCTCGTATACTCTTTCCCTTGTTGAAGACCCAAAATCTTTTTGAGATCGTTAAACTCTTGGTTCGATGTGAGTTGTGCGACGCTCGTGTCACGGACATTCTTACATTTACCACGGAGGGGGAAGACTCCAAAATGGTCCCGACCAACAACTGAGAGTCCAGCGACTGCGAGGGTTTTAGCCGAATCACCTTCTGTCACGATGAGTGTACATTTAGAAGACTGTGCCGTACCAGCTTTGTTGGCATCATCCAACTTGGGAATCCCTGTGATTTTAGACTTACGAGCACCGTCCGTCTTCTTGAGTTCTTTCATCTCCTTGAATTTGGAAAGGGCTGTGAGTTCATCAGAGATCCCAGTCTTGAGAGCATTTTTGATGAAGTTCTTTGGTGGGTCAAACTTACTCCCAAAATCTTGGGCTTTTAGGGTGCACTCAGACTTTACCTGACTCGAGAATGCTGGATTCTCGAGGGTTGCCTTTACAAAGATATTGAAAGTATTCTTAACCTGTTGAGGTTTCAACTTAATCTTCTTAGCCATCTCTTCAATGATACCCGCTGCGACCAGTGTTGCCACATGATCTACATGGGTTCCACCTTTTGTCGTACAAATACCGTTCACGAAAGATACCTGTTCTAGGCCATTCTCCGAGGGACCGATACACACGGACCAGCGGTCATTGGAAAATGAGCACACATCCCCCACACCGCTATGCATTTTAGCATACATTTCAAAACTTTGTTTGGGGAGAACATCTGCATTGAACTTAACCTTACAGTTTGGTGTGGTACAAATGTTAGCATCCCACACCCTTTTTTGGAAAATCTTATAGATTGTAAAGTCCATCTTTGTCATTCCAAACCTTTTCCAATCAGGGACAAATGTAATAGAAACCGATGATGTAGCACCCGAATGTTTTTTAATTTTTGGAGACTCACATACAGTCATATTGTTAGACCATTTTTGAGAATATGTTTGTTTAGTTTCATGATCCTTGATGATGATAGAAAAGTCTGAAGAGTATATGTTCGTCAACTTAGCACCATATCCATTACGTCCACCAACGACACGCTTCTTAGAGTCGTCATAATTGGTACTCGTGAGAAGGTGTCCGAATGTTAATTCGGGATTCCAAATACCCTCCTTCTCATGCATACGAACCCCGACACCCCCAATAGGGCCATTGTTCTCGATTGTTACTGAACCACCGACTTTGTCAATAGCGACAGAGATGGATGTCACATGCTTGGGGTGCATTGAGTTGCGGTCAACCGCGTTGACGAGGATTTCATCGAAGATTTTCAAGAGAGCTGGGGAATACTTGAGGTTTGTCTTTTCAAACTTTTCATCGTTGAGAACCCAATACGGTTCGACATTCAGGTCGACGGGACCGACATACGAGTCAGGTCTCTTGAGAATATGTTCAATGTGAGTGAGTTTTTGGACACTTTCCATGGTTCTTGACTTTATTACAACTCAAAACTCTAACTTAAGTTCTTTTTCTATAAATTTGTTCACGAATTTCAGCATATACGAAATCGCTTCCTCACTCGGTTCAATCCGGTTAAAATTATTTTCTGCATCTGGATAAAATAAACCATTTTTCGATGAATTGATGAGCATCATATACCTTTTTTCATCGACACCAAGATCTCGAGCATTAGCAGCGTCCCCGATGAGAAGTTGTGTGTTTTTATGATTGAATACTTTTGCCAGGAAAATTGCAATGTCATGCGGATCCTCGATGTGTTGTCCTTTACACCTGGGATACATCTCATCAATTACGAAATTTTCAGCTCGAAGTTCTTCGAAGTTTTTAATAAGTGTGTCATACGGTAATATTTCGAGGAAAGTTTTCTGAAAGTTACTTACTAAAAACTTGTGATATTCGTCATATGTCATCCCAACAACGAATTTCATGTACTCACCATTCTTGTTAATTTTACTGTTTCGATCCGCCTGTAAAGATCCTGTAAGCCGTCTCCAGAAAGTTTTCTTTCTATGAACAGGACATTTACATGCGTATATATGTTGACTACACGGAATACCATATGATGAGTATTTCATATTGAATGGGTGTCTACACAAGGTTCGTGTGTTTTTACCGACACGGTGACTAGTGATAATACCCACTCCGTATCCAACTTCAGAGGTGGATGGTTCCTGGCGGTGAACCACATAACTCATTTTTTTTGGAACCTTGGGAACCTTGGGAACCTTGGGAACCTTGGGAACCTTTGGAGCATCAAATTCTTCAAGTAAATCACCTATACACTCATCGACAACCTGTTCGGTAGAACTGTATAATCTTAATATGTCCTGAAATGAACGAAGTCGTTTAAAATTATCTGCGAAGTGGTAACTTTCACCCTTGAATACAACGTCCCGTAAGCACCTATCTGATTTGATGGAGAAATATCGATCTGTCTCACCAACACTTTTACCCCTTTGACGCTCCTCAATATACACATTGAAATTAGAAGGGTTTATATGAGTATTATTACACCTTCGTTCGAAACGCCTCCACTCAATTTCTCCACGCGTAGATAGTGTAACTCGCATTTGACTTGGGTCAACATAGTCAAATGTAAGATGTAATTTATCTGTAATGTTAGGAGACATTTTATCTTACTTTATTACAACTCAAAACTCTAACTTAGGTACTTAATTTCAATGGTCAGTTGAATGGGTTTTGTGACAATTTTGAACACACATGTCCACCAATACCTCCCGCCACACTAAACACTGTTCTAGCTTCTAGGTGATTATTACAATACCAATCCTCACAACCCTTGACATGACATTGTGTTTTAGGTGTATCACTTGCGCTACATTGTTTTTTATATGTGCTTGAGCATTCACGTTCTTTATTTCTTTGTATTTCCTCCTCCTTTTCCTTTTCCCCATTCTCTCGGATTATCCTATCAATTGTTTCTTGTGAAGGCTGTTCAAACAATACTTTATGATTAACCGTGACGTTTCGTTGTGCATCTGTAAAATCTTTGTGCAAACCAATGTATTGATACTTAATCATGACTCGTTTACCTCCCTCAACAGTTATCTCGATGGCATCGTTTTTAGGTATAGTATCTTTATCTGTCTTGAAGAGTTCAACTTTTGAATAGTCAATCTTATTACTACCCCCAACCCCTCCAACCCCCGGTATATTCAGGTTTACTTCCTTTTCCATGCGTAAGATTTGTTTTTCTTCATAGTGTGAAGCTTCATATTTAATTTCGTAATTAGAATTATTTTGAATTTCCAATTTACTACGTGTTCCAATCCATTTTGTTGGTTTAGGTTCTAATATTAACATTTGTATTAAATAATATTTTTATTTAGTGAGAATTTTTTTAAGTATTTCGAGAACTGCTGCGACAGCTACCGGTACACATACTTTAATATAAGTTCCTTCGGGTAGTTCATTCCTATATTCGTCTAGAGTTTCCATCACTACACATAAGTCAGGATCTGTCGACAGTAATATTTTCTTTGATTACGATAAGAAGAGATGTACGTCTATTTTATCATAGCAATTTTTGTTTTGTTCTTGATTATGCAGAATAAAACAAGAGGTATGAACAAAGCCATAGAAAAGCTTGTTCGTCAGTCTGCTCGATACGCCACAGCAGCACAACAAGATAAATCACCAGTCATAGCAATTCTCCATGCAAACTATGCGGCGGCGTACCTATACGCACTCAAAGATATAGCAACAGAATCACAAATTCATAATACAACTGGTATAAACGTGAAGAAGTTCAAAGAGCATGTGATCAATGTACAAGATATGGTGACTAAAAAGACTACCGAAACATGCCCAGAATTTGCGGGACAAGTAGATATTTATCTCGCAGAAATTGGGGGTGCAGCTTGATAACCTAAGTCAGTGTAAAAAATAAAGAAAGTAAGTTCTAAAAATGGAAATTATTCGTGATGCCGTGTGGGACAAGTGCCTTACCGATTCGGTGAAGTTGTTCCACCTTAATGAACCAGATGACCGGTGTTATCACCTAGCTAATGCGACATGGGTGATGAAGAATAAATATCAAGAGCACGCCAATAAGAAGGATTCACGAAAGGTGATCGTTATTGATAAATCCCCTGAGATTATATCCGAGCAGCGCACATCAACTAAGAAAACATGTTCGGCGTTGACGATGAAGGGTAAACCATGTGGGTTCAAAGCTTCATGTGGAAATTTCTGTAAAAAACACCAAGCTAAACCATTAAAACTGGGTGCTAAAATCGATATGAAAAAAATTAAAATCAATGACTAATGTAAAGATGATGTTAGACGAGGACACGCTTAGACCTGTTATAATAGCGATGACAGTTTATATCAGTATAGTCATTCTCGTTCCTCGTATCATCACCAAACCCACTGGTATACGGTTCGTAGACGATCTCATTCTCACTCTACTCGCTCAAAAAGATTCAGCTATGCATGGTACTATTATTACCGGTCTCGTTGTTCTTCTCACCAATTACATTCAGGATGAATTCTTCTAAGACATTCTTCTTCCCAACTAGATTTTTAGTATATTCGTGATCCATATGACGAACACGATTTTCGTATGCATGTCTCATGAACTCCAAGAGTTGGTCAAAGTTTGGTTCACCCCAAACCATACCTTTTTTGAAGAGGAAATCATCCCTCTCCAACTCTTGAAGTCCACAGTCAATCGTGTATGGTGTCTTGATATATTCCGGTGCACCTCCATAATTCGTAATAATCACGGGTTTATCTCTCATCGCCGCTTCTACAGCACCCATACCAACACCTTCAGAGTGTGAAAAATTTACATAACAATCACTGGTGTTATGAAGTGTATTCATTTCTTCATCAGATAACATATCATTGATGACTTCGACCCGTGGAAACTGAATCTGTACAGCTTGATTACTTGTGGCTTTGACAACGAGACGTGTATTTGGTTCATTCAGTCGCACAAAAGCCTGAAGAATGTCCTTAAACTTCTTTCTAGGGTCCATGATGTTCCCGATATGGTAAAATGTATAGGGTTTTTCAGGTGGGGTGGGAATATGTGCATGGATTACATAAAACTCATTTTCCGGAAATTGTCGAGATAGAACCTTTTTACAAAATTCACTGGGTACAGCAACTTTTTTAAATTCTTTCATGATAAGACCATAATCCTCATGCACTGTCTCTGTTTCACAGACGGTCATACAGGCTAGTTTTTTTACCCTCGTTTTCGCATACTTGACGTATTCAATCTGATCAGGGGTGGGAATCACAAAAATCAGGCCAGTGTCAACTTCTGGTAATTTTTGACCCAATTCATGGTAAGTACCATTGGGTAGAAATAGCTCCACATATTTCAGAGCATGCTGTCCTATCCCAGTTTTCAGATGAGGACCGATGATTATCATTTGGTATAAAGATAATCTTTCTTTTATATATAGTATTATGAATCCTTTACGGAAAGAACTGGAAGACGAACTCAAGCGTACTCGCCTCGATAAGACTCGCCTTTATGACTTTCTCATTAAACTCGTTGATGGTGGTGTTGGTGTTGGTGGTGGTTCAGGGGAAGCTGGTCCCACAGGTCCCGCAGGTCCCGCAGGTCCCGCAGGTCCCAGGGGTGCCGCTGGTGCTACTGGCCCCGCCGGTTCTATCGGTCCTGCCGGCCCCGCCGGTGTCAGTACCTCAGTCACGGCTACCCCTACTAAGAAGACTGTCGCGCCCAAGAAGAAAGGTGCCACAACCGCTTAATCAATGAAATAGGTATAAAGTCAAAAACCCTATTATAAATACATGATTGCCATCGCGTGTGCACCGACACGTATTTATAACACGGCTGAAAACAAAGTAAAAAAGAACAAAGACCGCCATTGGCGTCAGCACTCTACAGGTGCTTCAACTCGACCACATAGATTCGATATGGAACCAAAATCTCTAACATCTGTACCTGAACCTGAACCCGAAAATATTGAACGTTTACAAGAACAAATTGTTAAATACAAGATTGCAACTCATAAAATGAAGGTATTGGCTGGATGGAACCTGCGTTCGACAAAATCCGCTCTTAAGGATGTACAGGAAATGCTCGAAACTTTGGATGATCTCTATGGTGACGAAGCGTTTGAGGAATGATATGTTTTCATTTATGAAAGAATCTTCGTAAAGAAAACACCACTGTAACGAAACGTATCACACCCGCTAGTAACTCTGTTTCAGCCATCATGTTACACATATTATGTATATGATCAATTGATATTATCGGATTGTTCATAATATCTATAATGTATGGGGACATACGGACTGTTATACTCTTGTTACTATTTGCTCCTCCTATATGTAAAAACCTTTTACCTACGATGGACGTCATTTTTACCATCCGTATAATCCCTAAACCCATATACACTTCAGTTATATAATATTCTTTAAACTACTGCCACTGGGGATTTATTCACCCACCATAAAAAGCTCCCGAAAGCTGATACTAGGAGTGCGAATAAAAGACCAAATGAATATTTCTTGGGGTTCTCGGATGGTGGTTTGTCTGGGAGTTTCTGAACGTTTATGTTCAGTAAATCAATCTTATTGATGAGTTTATCAAGTGCTAATAGAATCTGAAGCTCGCGATCACGTGGTTTTTCTTTTATATTTACCGTGGTAATCTCAAGAATCATATACCACTTAGCCTCCGGTTGAAGAGTTACATAGTCTCCATCATCTTGTTGTTCAAAGATGTTGAAGTTTAGTTTCTTAATCGATATAGGATTGAAGTAATTTGTTTGTTGATGAAAACGTTTCCATTGTTTATCTCTTAAGATAAAATCATTACTCCCGGAAAAATGTCTTTCTAAAGGAACTCTCGCTAAAATCTGTCCATGTCTCTCATCGAGAATTTGTGCCACTTTTGGAATCTCCGGACAAACAATATCCACAAACTTGGCTACATTCGTACTCGCACTCGCGTTACTTTCACCAACTTGTGTTATGTAAAAATCCACCAATTTGATTCCAAGTACCCTACTCATATCCTCCACATGGGTATTTGATTGAAGTGTGAGGTCTAGGGAAAATGTATTATTTGTACCATTCACGAATTCGGAATCCACGACAACATACTGAACTTTTTTTGGTATGTCGTCGAGTGACATTCTGATGTAAGACAATACTTTTTTCTTCAGTAAAAGTAAACAGCATGAATAGAAACATGCGTTTACCAAATATGCGTGTTCCAAATAATACAATTGTTCCCAAAAAATCAAACTTTAGATTATATATAGTGCTTATATTGATTATATGTCTTTGTGTCGCCATGGTAGGATATTATACACTGAAAATACGACCCAATGGGAATATGTTACAGGGTTACCCGCATGTTGAATGGGGGTCAGTTAAAGGACTCGGAGATCCCCGTGGCAGACCCAAACAGACTCTAGCTCAATGTAGAGCGTACGCGAGAGAAAAAGGTTACCCAGGTGTAGGGTATCGTACAGATAAACACCCATCTACCCCATGGAAAAATACATGCTTTTTCTTCAAAAAACCCAATGATGCTGCTGGGTGGCAGGGAAATGATGCTGATAAAGCACATAAAACTGGGTGTACCAACCCGGGTAAATCTTGGGGAAGTTGTTAATTTTCACATTGACGATAGTATGCCAATTTCTATCGGGACAAAGGCAGTTACGATAATGACAGTCATGGCTGTGGGTACAATTCTCGATACTATTAGAGTTTTTAAAGGATATAAAAAAATGACTACTAAAGTTAATAAACAATGATTTATGCCAAAGCTGTTATTCAAGCTCTTATTTCTATGGGTCCTTATTACATCTCCAATACTTACACATGGATGAAATGTGCTCTATGGGATGCCCCACACCGTTTCATACTCGATGTCGAGCTTGAGAAAATTTCAATTGAGCGTGAGCAGCACCTAAGTGGGCATGGCGGCAGTGACGAAATATCAAACAATGACTGAATACGTTCTCCCCATCAACGAACTCTTTGTTCATTCAAGTGTACCCCTTGGAATCCCGGGTTTGGCCACAGACGATCTACGACTTGCATTTTTGCAAGCTACCTCACCGCTGTGTCCAGACGTACAACGTAAAATTTGGGAAGAAATTATTTACTGCACTGCACCAGTCGAACCACCCCCAGCACCCAAAAAATGCCGTTCAATTTCATACACTCGGTCCTCGATGTCATTACCCCGAAACCTGTTCAAGGTAAAAAATCTATGAAAGAATTAATGACTGTAGGTTCTATCATTGAAACTCATAATGAATGTTATGAAAAGCGGTACATTGAAGTAGAGAGAAATATTCAAATGGAAAGGAGGATGGATTTAGATGTTCTCATTACGAAGTGTAAAAGGTTACTGTCATTCGTAGAGACATTGGGTAAGAATCAAACTTTCGATAGAATGATACATTTTGTTGAAAAGGTGAGACAAGCTAAATATCGTGGTGATGATATCAAACCTTTATTCGAAGAGTTTGATGATATCGAAAATAATGTAAAAAAAAGCTATAAGTCTTTCGACAACCTAAGTTACGCGGGGATGATAGGATAATAGCATGTTATAAAAATGGACCTTTTCCATAAAATAATGGAGCTTGTTGACAAGAACTCGGAAAATATCCCAGAGGGGGACTATTTACAGTTGTGTGATACTATCCAGGAGTTACGAGAACACGTGAAGCCGCCATCCTTTCTAGACCAAACCACACCCATGTGGGTGAGTGATGAAACATCACAAGGGCCTCCAGTGTATCAACCTACATCTGACCGACTACCATCTGACCCCGATACAGCCGCTCAACGAGACCGAGAACAGCTTCATCAACTATGGAGAGAACTTGATGATGACGAAGAGCGCGAGAACCCGGGGCTGAATCAATTTTTACAGGAGTTACATGAAGAGTGGACTGACCCAGTTGAACCAGGTGCATACTACCCTCCGCCGAGACAGGGAATGCATCAAGATGTTGTCCCGGTGGATGTTGATTAACGCCGCGGTCTGAGACGCAAAGTACGGAGGTCCCGCCACGCGTCTCTAATAATACGAGGGGGTGCTGAAGGGTTGATTGTAGCTGGTGTGAACCTTGATAGTTCTTTTATTTTGAAATGTAATTTCTTGAGTTCATTTGATATCTTTACGTACGCCCACTCATTTCTCGTTGGGAACATCTCATCATCATCCATGATTTCCATGATCTTTCGTATGTTTTCCATCTAAGTGAAGCATAGAATTTATATTTTTCAAGAAAAAACATGGAAGACCTACGAGGCCTTATGGCTTGCCTTGACGAAATCGCCAGTCAGATCCCTGATGGTATCTATCTGAAGATGGCAGATCAAATGAAACGCGTTCATGACCACATGAACGGCAACAAACCGATCCACGAAGACACTTTCTATTACAGTGACGATGATTCAGAATTTGAAAGTGATGATGACAGTGACAGTGACTTCGAGGTTCCCACCGTTGAAAATCGACGGCTTCGAGAGCTAGAATACCAGAAGCTCAGAGATGAGATTTTTGGATTAGTGAAGCAGATGCACGCGGAGTACAAGGTTCTCGAGAAGTGGGACAAGGAGACGAGACGCGATTGTACCCCCATCAAGCGTATGACTACGTGGCGAAAGGGTCGGGCTATCATGACCTGGTGTGATAGTAGGGAACTTGTTTGTGGTTGCACCGATCAATTTGCCCTCTGGAAATGGAAGAATCTGGTGGAATACGGTATGAAGATGATCGTGTTTGAAATTGGAACCGAGGCTGAGAAGGCCTCCGC